ACTTGTTGGAATACCAACTGTAGAGTTCATTGTGAAACTTGTATCAGATACTTTCTCTTTCACAACAAAGTCGAATCCATTATAAACAGTTGCTGCTGTTCCAACTAAACCTGCGATCTTAATTTTATTTCCAACCGCTAAGTTATGACTTACACTTGTTGTGACTGTAACAATTCCAGAAAGAGATGTACCTGCAATACCTGCTATGCTACTGACCGTAACTTTTTCATCAAGTAGTGCAAATATACCACTTGTTGTGCCAGCAGTACCCGTATGGATACCTGCAGTAGAACCTGCTGTTTGTCCTTGAGCAACATGTGTATAAGTAACTGATTTTGTACTTGGAACAGATATTACTTTATATAATCCGTTATATGCACTATATGTTCTATCATCGACTGAACCAACACCAACGACTTGGATTACATTATCAACTGCTGCATTAATTCCTGAAACTTGAACCACACCATCAGTTCCACCACCAACTGCTAATGTTTGACCGATACCATATGAAGCACCACCATCAACAATTTCAACAGAAGTGATTGTTCCTCCAGTTCCAGTTCTAACTTTGACAGTTGCACCACCACCACTTGTTCCTGCACCTGTTAATGCTGTATTATAATTTACGGTATTCGCACCATAACCAGTACCAGGAACTGTTAGAGTCAGATTTGTAATTGCATTTAGATTATGCTCAATATCGGTTGTTAAAGTTGTAATACCTGAACTGTTACTCTCTGCAGAAGTAACTGCAAATCCAATACGATTATCTCTTAGATAATTAATTGTTGCTTCTTTAGTGATACTATTAAGTGGATTATTAACATCAACTTTACCCAGTATTTCATTTGATGCAGCAGAAACAGATTGGAGTGGATCATTATTTGGATTATCTTTATCAACTGTTGGATATAAGTTGATGAAGTTTTGTTTATATTTTGAATCAGAGAACTCAGAAACAGTTGGAGATACATTTCCAACCAAACAAGTTAGATAATAAACACCATCTTGTTGACCTGAGATATATTCTTGAATTGTATCTACTTCTTGTATTGTATATGATGTATCGTATTCGCTTCTCTCAAATACTGGTAGATCTGTAGGAGTAAGACTACTCAAACTAGCACGAGCATTACCTATAGTATCTGTGAATGTTCCTGCAAGAACAGAACTTGCAAAAGTAAATGTTTTTGATGTTGGAGTTCCAGTAATTGTGAACAATCCGTTGAATCCAGAATTAGCAGCACCAGTTGTATTTGCTGAACTTCTTGTATTTTTAATTCTAACAACATCTTTAACACTTAACTTATGTGGCATTTCTGTTGTTACAGTAACCACACTAGTGGTGCTTGTGATACCTGCGATCACTCTTGGATTACGATTACTAATTACGTCAGTGATAGTTGTTTGTTCACCAACCGTTTTAGATTCCTGCAATACATAATTCTTTTCTGGTTTCTTTGCAATATTTGCACCTATAAAGTCTTTTGGTATCACATAACGTAATCTGTATATACGATCATTCAACGCACGAGTCTCAGATTTTCTTAAAACATAGGTTGATGAGTTTTTATCAGCAATATCAGCTGCATTAGTTCCAGTGTTGAAAGTGCTATAAATTGTATTTGTCGCACCAGCAGATCCAAGAATATACCACTGACCATTTGTTGTGTCATATTGAATTGGATGCCCAATTTCACCTGGTATTTTATCGGTAACTGTACTTTGAATTGTAAGGATTCCACCCTGTGTATTAATCTCTTTTGGTATCACAATTTCTGCAAGAGCATCGTTTGCTGTATTTGCAAGTTTAATTTTATTTGCTGCACTACCAAGAATTACATAATACTTTCTACCAATATCAATTCCATCTGGAGTTCTACCATCATCACCAAATACTCGAACTGATTCACCTGCAAGGAAGTTGTGGTTTGCAGTTAAAGTAAATTCTTTTGATGTAATAGTATTACCAGAAGATGTTCGAACAACAGTAAATTTCTTTTCAGAAGTTGGGCCATCTCCCGATGCAACTGGCATTAATATTGGAGATGAAAGTGTTGTGGGTGTTCCACCTATATTTACATTTAAATATAAAATATCATCTTTTTTTGCACCAATTCTATAACCATTTACAACATTAGTTGGTGGATTGGTGCCATCCTTTTCTCCATCAATATAAAGATGACTTGAAATACCAACATTTTTTGTTTCAACTGGATCTAAAGATCTCCAAACAATATTTGTTTCTTCTTTTTCTAAATCTTTTGGTGGTACAATATGTGTTATGTAACCTGTATCGTCACGATTAAATGCATTTGGTTTGAATCCTTTTGATACTAGTGCCTTATTACCAAAGTTAGAGTTGGAGTTTGTGATTGATTGTTCTCCACCAGATTCTGCCAAGAAATGATTTGAAAAACCAATCGCAAAAACAGAAACTGCTTGAATGAACGCATCATTAGATACTTTAATATGGAAGTTATCATATCTTTTTCTATATGTTGCCTCTGGATTAAGATATAAAGGAGTATCAATATCAGCATCTGCTGCAGCATCAACACTGTTTAAGTAATCACCAGTTGATGGTTTATAAATTACAAATGCTTTATCATCTTTCTGTAGTCCAATACCAGTGAATTGAGCAACAACCATAGATTTAAATCCTGTTGCTTTTGATCCATCAGCATGCAAACCACACATACCAAAGACAGATCTCAGTGAACAGTTAAAGATATATGGAGAAGCACCAGTAACAGTATCTGCTTCGATAGTTACTTTCGGTGTATAACCAGTAAGATTTACAGAATCATCATTTGCATCAGAATTTAAGTTGTATGAGAATTGCCTATCACTTGTGATACCAGTAACTCTATATGATCCATTATAAAGGTCTGTTGAACCAACACCAGTAATTAAAATTTGATCATCAATAGTCAATCCATGTGCGTTTTCTGTTGTAACTGAAGCAAGTAAAAGACTAGAGGTTAATTCTGTAATTGCATTATCATTTGCAGACAAATCACCAACAATCTTAGTTTCTGGTGTATTTGGTTCAAAATCATTATTAATTGGGTAGTTAGGAATAGTTCTATTTCCAGTATCATTTCCATAAGCATTCATCAACTTGAAATAATACTGTTGTAAATCAGTCGTGCCTGTTAGAGAATCATTATTTAAACCATCAGCGTATTCAAAACAAGTTAATTTGTGGTGTGATATGTTTGGATTTCTCTTTTCAGTGAAATTTTTACTATAATATACTGACTGATTTGCATCAAACATACTAAATTGCCAGAAATAGCAACCACCAGTTACACGGAATAGTGCAGATCTTGGTATCACATCATCTGCAAAGTCTGGATTTGGAACATATAATGGTCTTACTTTTGTTTTCCTTAAGTCAAGTCCAATAATAGAAGTACCTTTTGGAACAATTGCACCACCATGAATTGAATTAAACTTATATAAGACATTATTTGAATTATTTAAATTAAATATCGAACCATTATCTAGTTCTATATCGGTTGATCCTGTAACATCAGACTTGTTTACATCAAAATATTGTACACTACCACCATTATTTTTTACATATAATCCTGGTCTATTATCAATTGTATGCTCACCAGGATATAGTAATATTGTTGTTCTATCAAATTTATCATTATTCTGTCCTGATTGATATGCGAATCTAGCTGCTTCGATTAATGCTCTCTGTATAGTTACAAAAGGTCTTGTTAAAGAATTTCCTTTATTATCAAAACTATCGGTAGCATCTAAATCAGATGGGTTTACATATAAAATATTACCATCAGTATTTACTAGAAAATTTTCTAACCTTGAAAGGGGCATCGTATTAGCACACTAAATTTTTTCTTCTGTCTTATTTATCATGAAAGAAAGGGCGGGCACTCCGTCTACATGGAGATCTTTTGTACTCCCACCTCAAAAATGGTTTTGAGTCAAATTTTTGCCGAAATTTTTTTTCCGACTTTTTTGGAATTAAATGTCAATTTTGGTTTCGGGGTGATTCTTCTTCATCCTCATACACTATTTCTCCACGCAGTTCAGCAAGTTTTGCAATCGCAACTGCCTCAACGCAAGTCCAGTATGTTTCACCACTCACTAAGTTTTCATCAGTAAAGTATTCTGCAATATCCTCTTGCAGATATTGTAACTCTCTTAGTTTGTGTCTTTCGATGTGCATAATTTACTGGCAAGATGTTTTTATTTATTCAATAAGTTAGGCAGCTGTATGAGTTACCTTTCTCCATGCGGAACCATTATAGAAACATAATGTATCCAAATCGGAATCATAGACCACAGCACCTTGAGTCATCCCAGATATTGCATTTCTCTGAGCAGTAGTAACAACTGGAGGATAAAAAGGTGCAGTAGTGCTGGTACATTTGACTTCTCCTGCTGATGTGATGCGAAGTCTTTCATTACTACCAGAATGAATTGATATAGGAAAAGCACCAGAACCATCTGTTGCTGATTTTATATAATTAACAGAACCATCCGTATAAATCTGCATACGAAGATTGCTACCAAATTTTATTGCTTTATCATCACTGAAGAAGAGTGAATTTCCATCATATTGTAAACTGGATTCAGCATTTAAAGTATTAACAGTAGCAGAACCAGTTATAATTCTATTGTCTGCATTATTATTAATGGTTGTAGCACCACCACCACCAGCATCAATCCAATCCAAACCAGTTCCAGTTGAAGAAAGAACTTGTCCCGAATTACCTAAATCTCCATCCGTATCTTTAATGCCACCTATTATATGAGCAACTCCACTAGCACTTATGCCTTGACAATCAATATCTTGACTAGGAAATATTCCAAACTCAGATCCACCAGCCAACATACTATCTAAGGTAGTGCCCGTTGCGATTCCAGAATAATACTTTGCCATTAGAGTGTCCTCCTATCATAATGATAACCAGCAATTGAATACTGATCGTTTTTGCCTGGATAATCTTCTGGTGAGTTTCCTTCATACTCTGGAATCAAACGTTCACCATCTTTTCTTTCACCATATACATGGTAGAAACAATCAATAGTCGATAGATCAGTAATCAAATCAGTATTAGTTGAATCCTCTGCGATGACAATAAATTCATTATTAAACTCTTGAATTACAAGATTTTGATTTGATCCAATTGGTTGCAACTGAACGGTGATACTATCTTCATGAACTAAATCTTTCCAATAATCAGGTAAATTAATTACATTTGATTCCTTTAATCTACCTCTATGATATACACCACCCTCTGGGCCTTCCAAACAAACATATCTGAGTCGATGATTTTCTTTGGTTGGATGCTTGATATCAAATCCTTTCCAACCCTGAACATTTATACTCCCTCTAAAAGTTGAGTAAGTTGTACCACTAACTCTAAGATCTTTTGTAATTGTTTGATTTCCTGCTAGATAAATGTCATTAAAAAATTTACTGGTTCCTAAAACATAAAGAGAATCAGAAAAAGGAAGTTTAGATACTGAATCTACTGTGCCTATTGTAACTGCTGCCCTTCCACTAGTGCTTGAACAATCACCAAATATCGATATACCAGAACAAGTTAATACACCAGTTTTTTTATATGGTATCTGTTGGGATGTAGTTTTACTATAATCTTTATACCCAACATGAAGACCTATTGTTTGTAAAGAGAGATTTTTTATTGCCATATCTATCCTTCGTTACTATTATAAGTGTCAATTTTGTTAGTGAATGGAGTGGTATCTTGATGAAAATCAGGTGCCATAAACTCATCAAGTCCAGAACTTGTGTGTATTACTTCTGACTCACAGTGTATTCCAACTTGTTCTCCACCATTTATAAACAATTCTTTTGTTGCATCAGCAGTGAAGTCAGCACCTGCAATCATCTCTGTGTCAGCACCTGATTTGGTTTTAATATTTTTTCCTGCATTTAGGTATATGTTTTGTTGTGCAACTAGAGATATATTTCTACCATTCAATTCGATGTCACTTGATTTTGCTTCAATATGTATTCTTCCATTTCTACATTCTAATTTAATTGCAACAGCACCCTCGCCAGTTACTTTACCATTCTGAACGTCTGAATCGTGTCCAGAATATATTTCAAATGATCTGTTTGATGCTAACTTTCCAACTCCCCCCTCATAAAAATGAAGTATTTGTCCCTCATTTGTGGTCAATTCATATTCAAATTTCCCATGTTGTTCAGATGGCCCGCCACCAGTTATTTGAAAGGTTGGATACTTTCTACGATAAAACTTTTCAAATTCATCTTTAAATATTTTTCTTATTTCTTCCTCAGTCATTAGTATCCTCCATATCCTCCACCACCAGATGAACTAGTATCAGTTCCAGTTGAAGTATCTGTTGATGTGTCTGTTGTGGTGGTGGTATCCATCGATGTGGTTGGAGTTGTTTGTTCTAACACAATTGTTGGTGTCGTATCAACCGCTTGTGTAGTAGTTTCAGTTGTAGTTGTAGTCACTCCAACGTTATATGTTTGAGAAATAGTTGTGGGTTGTCCTAAACTTTCTTCTATTGTATCATAAATTATTGAATCTGTCCCACTATGTGTTGCTCCTGTCATTTTTAGTCCGTTTGACATTACATGATAAGACCCAGAATAAGCAACACCATCTACATACCCAACCACTTCCTTATTGTCACCAATACAGTCAATAACTTGTTCAATTCCAATAAGTGGTCTTGCTCTTCTTTCATCTGCACCAATATCTTCTTTAAGTTGACCTTTAAATGTCATGATTGGAATTATATTTGCACCAACACCATTTTTTGTATTTACAATAAGAGTTGGAGCAGTTGAAAATTCTGTATTTACATTTTCAGAAAAATTTACAATTGCAATCGAACCACTTGGTGATGTAGTGATTGGAATATTTGTTCCATCATCTATACCTTCGAATGATATTGTATCTTCTGGATCATAGTTAATTCCTGGTGTTGTAATATAAACATCTTTAATCGTACCAACCACATTAGTTCCTACACCAACATTAGTTGTCGGATCTATTCCGATTGTATTTAAACAGTAACCAAATCCAGTTGAAAGAATCACAGCATCAGTTATAACACCATCTTTAACAATTGCTCTGACATCTGCACCAGATCCGTTACCAGTATTATCAACGATAGTTATATTTGTGTCTACATCATCGTATCCACTACCACCATTAATGACTTCAACAGAAAATATTCTTCGATCATTACCAACCACTACAAACAATTCGGCACCTGTTCCTGATCCTATAACTTGAACCTCTGGTGGAATACACTTAGGATAGATATATCCTGGTTTAATTGGAACAATATCATCTTGTGAAGTTGGATTATCATTTCTTCTATTACACACATCAAACTGATCATTTCCTGCACCAAATAAAGATATCTGATCGATTGCTCTTTCGATTGAACCAGCTTTTGTCCCTGAAGATACTGATGAATCCTCTTCATCATTACCAAAGAATCCAGTTATTGCACCATCTATTCCAGTTCCTGCATTAGCAAGAGTCTCTTTTAATCCTCCTAACTCACCAACTTTACCCATAAACTTAGTATAATCTTCAGGTGGTTTTAGTTTTGATCCAATATTAGATGCCCATTCTGTTGGTTTTGCACATGCTTCTGCATTACAATCTAAAAATGAAAGTATTTTTCTTGCTAATCCACTTGCACTTCTTAAAACATTTGTAACAGAACTCAGTCCACCGACTAACCAATTCAATCCACTCATTACTGTTCCTAATGCACCTTCTAAACTGTCAAATATTTTTGCAAATATTCCTGCAGTAAACTGTTCAATCGCACATAGTGCTCCATTTACAACTTTTCCAAGGAGATTTTGAAACATATCACTAATGAAACTACCAATATTACCAAGAACATTTTCAAAGGCACAATAAATTAATCCCATTATACCTTTGAATCCCTTCTTTAATTTTAATTCATCAAAAAAAGCATCAACTCCTTTAGCACCTGCTTTAATTGGGCCTAAAAGTTTTTTAAATTGTTTGTTTAATTTTTTTAGAAGATTTGTTTTAATGGAATTTATAGTTCCCTTCATGATTCCTTGAACTTGCCCAGTAACATGTGCCAACTCTGCTTGCATATTGACAACCGAGTTTGTTAATGGATCAATCCAACTACTACCAACATTTTCAAGACCTTGAAGTATCTGTATAAAATCTTGAACTGCTTGTGTACTCTTTCCAATTACAGAATCATTACAAGGTGTCCAAGCAGTTGTCTTTTTAGTATTTTTTCCTTGAGCAGTTCCACTTGCAACAGTATTTTTTAATTCTTTGGGAACAACTGCTACTCTAGTTCCATCTCTAAGTCTTGAGTTAGAGTCTTGTTGATGAGCAGATCCTGCTAAGTCAGCCTCAAATGGTTTAAATCCACTACTCTTTATTTTTCTTGATTCTACATTATCATATGCCTCTTCAACTTTATTAAATTTAGGAAGTAACCCCATGATCACTGGTTGTTGTGCATCTTCTCCATCCAAAAAGAATCCAATACAAGTTTCTCCACCAGCAAGAATCATGGTTTCACTAAGACTTGCTTGACCAGATCCAGAATGAGTGGGAATCATTATTTCTGCCCACGGTAAATCAACATCAGGAAGATCGATTCCTTGATCATCAAAAGGATGGTATCCGATAATACGAACTTTAACTCGATTATGTTTATACTCACTCCTAGAAAGGTAAGCGTTTACATGCCTCCATGATTCAGGAGGAGCAATCTGGCCAATCCACCAATTGAATCCATCTTTTCCTAAAAAATTTGTTTTACCTAAAGCAGAAAACTGATCAATCATTAGTCGTCATACACCAAACATTCTGGTTCATCAGGATGTAAATCACAGAATACTTCTAGAACATTAGGATCGTGATGATCTCCTGCTACTATTTCTTCGTGATGATGTTCCTCATACTCTATTAGATCATGCAACTCTTCTTTTGCATGTCTCTTCATTGGTTCAGAGGTGCTTGGATCAGCAAGGATCTCTTTGTCCTTTGCAATATGGTCTTCTATGCTTTTCATTTGTTCCTCCTTGTACTATGTACATTAGTATTTATTGTAGTATTATACATCAAATTATTTAAAT